ATTTTGTATAGTATAGTCTTCTTTAAACTCTTCAATATTGGCATACGTAATACTTTGCCCCGTAACAGGATCAACCGCAACTAAATTATTACCAATATTTTTTAACTCCCATTTTCTAGTGCCCCCTTTTAATCTAAATGTTTGAGATAGTAGAGGCTCATTTGTGTCCGGTTTTGTTTCCCAACCATCGAGTTCCTTGACAATATAATCTAAAGTTTGCTGCTTATCTGTAGTTAATATATATCTATTACTACCCCCACTACCCCCGCCTCTTCTATTTCTTCTTTGACCAGTTTTAGCTGCGTTTTCAATAAGTCCCATATAATGCGCAACCATTTTTTCTTTTAGCGCGCCAGCATCTTGGGCATACAATTCTTCAGCATTAGTAATAGGCGTGCCTTCTTCATCTCTGTAATCTACATTACCGAATTTGTCCTGAGCCAGCGACAATAAAACATCTCTATCATTTAGCATTGTACGAAGTTGCCGGGCATAATCCTCTAATTGTTCTGCTGTAAGTCCTTGTTTGCTAGTTGTATTAGACAAGGTTGCTAACATAGTTCCAATTTGCCCCGCCTCCTTATCAGCGCGTATTCTTAATTCAGGAATATCTTCATATTTTACCCAGTTGCCTTTTAGTTCATATAAGACTACTCCGTTTTCAATTTTCATCGGTGCTCGGTTCTGAATAATAGCCTCAATGCCTTCCGTAAGCTCCAAATCATTTGTTGTGCTGAGCTTATTAATGTTTTTATCAAACATTAGGACGTCATCCTTTTTGTTTTTTTTCTGATCTGTAAAAGTGCCGGCAATACTTTTTATGCCATTATTAATTTCAGCTAAACGAATGTTTAAATCTTGATAGACGGGGTCTGTAGATTTAGTGTTAATTAATTGCTGTGACACTTCAAAATATTCATTTTTATAGGCTCTCAAGGCATCTTGTACTTGCCCCATATATTGTTCGGGCACTATGCCAGTATCAAAGTAACTCATATTAGCCATATAATTACTCATACGAGTTTCAATATTGGCTAATTTATTCTCTTGCTTAGCTTTTGCCTTCTCGGCCTGCGCTTGCACGCTTTTAATAATATCGGTATTAATTTTCACTCCAGGCAATGTTCGCCCCTGAGTACCGTATACTAAACCGGCTCCTGTAATTAAAGCTGCATTGGGCGAAAATTGTGTTGGTAATGTTTTTTGTTTTGCCATTGTGTTTAAAATATCGTTCCACTTTCACCTCCAGCCATCGCCAACGCACCACCAGCTAGATCGCCAATACCGCCCATTAATTGGTCTGTAGCATTTTGGCGAGCTTGATTAGCGGCTCCTAAACGAGTTTGTGCCATACCTAATAAGGTTTCTGTTCTTGCTTGTTCTCTACCTTGTACCATAGCGTCACCTTGGGCCTGAAGCTGTTGTACTTGATTAGCTCCTTGAGCGGCTAATACTTGATTTCTTGCCTCTTGCTGACCAATGCTTGCGGATGCTTGTTGTAGATTTTGTGATTGTTGATTTGCCATTGCTTGAGCTAATGCGGCAATACCCGAACCACCAGCGGCCCCTTGCATAGCTCCCATAGTGTTAGCCAATCCTTGCTGTTGCTGCTGGGCTAAAAACTGTGCTTGCTGTTGATTAACAGTTAAGTCTTCCATTGTATTTTCTAGTCCAGCGTAGGGGTTTGTAAACTGCATGTTTTCATATTCACCCATGCGCTGTTTAAGTTGTTGTTGTGCTTGAGCTTGTTCTCGTCTGCGTGCACGTCCACCAACCATTGAGCCGGCCATGTTAAATAAACCTTGTACGGCACCTGCTGCCGCTAAAACTGGAATTGGCATAATTAATTAATTTATAGTTATATTATTACATGTTATTAGCTGCTTATAAATACTTCTGTATTAACAGCAAATAGTTCTTTTTTATCTGTTGAGGTAACCTCCATATCAACTGTCCCATGATAACCTACAATACCAGAAGTATTAGCATCATTATCTTTCATAAAAAATATAAAGTCATTTGCATCATTAGGTGGGGGTGTTGTGCTAAATATTTCGCATGTAATGCTTGTATCTGTTTTTGCAGTAACCATACCAAGCCTATATACATTGCTCGTTACACTATCCTGATAGTATATAACATCTGTCCCTACTTGTAAAGACACATTAAATGGTACAGAAAAATTAATTGTAATACTTTCAGTTGTTGCCATTATAGTAATTGTATTATTGTAAATGGATTTGTTTGTGCAAAAGGCGATGCAAGATCACTGCCACTTAATGTAAATGTCCAGGTTTGATTTGAACCAGTAGTATTTTCTGGCACAATAATTGTCATCGTTGCTACGCCTTTCTCGTCTAGCGTTAATGTTTGTGTATTATTATTACTTACATAACTATCAACAGGATATGGGTGGGTTGTTGTAAAAGTAACTTCAGTACCCGCTCCACCATAAAATGAAATTTGTCTTGTAGTTCCTGCAGGCGGGAATTTGCTCGCTAATATACTATAAGCTGTAACCTCAGATAAAGGTGTATATTGCTGAATTGCGTCGGCTACAAAATTAAAGTCGTTTAATGTTTCGTCACTTGTGCCAACAATATATTTTACTGTATATGTAACAGATGTTGTAATATAATTTTCAGGTGTTGATCCAACGCCAATATACGAAACACTAATTATATAATTGCTTTCATTACGATTTGCCCCTAGTGTTTGATAATAATAAGGTAAAGCAGCAAAATAATAACCGCTTGAAGCAGTAAATGTTTTTGTAAACAATGTAACTTCTGTGCCTTCAACTGCGGTCTGTGAAAATGCAACCGGGGTTGTAGCAGATTCTTGCACGTTAGTTTGGCTTATTGTATATTCTCCATCAATAGTAAACCCTTGTTGATTTGCACTTCCATCAATATCTATTAATAGCTCAACATCAGCAGAAGGCATTACAAATCCTGTAGCAAATGTTACAAGACAATTAACATTATTACCATCTTGTGAAAAAACCGCACTTGCTACTTCGCTGGGAAGAGCATTACCAATAGAAAAATCACCGCTGCTTACAGTATAACCTTCAATAGGCGATATAACAAGAGTAACGGTTGGATTAGCCCCGCCTGATATATTGTCGCCAGACTCTGCTTCAAATGATGCGGATGTTACTGTATATGTTTCAATTGGCATAATTAATTAATTGGATCGTTTTTAACTGTTACTGTAAATGTAGAATGCCCTGTATATGGCCCATCATTATTTGCGTTTCTAACAATAGTTGGGTTACCAATTCCCTGTGCAGCAAATTGCTTTAAATCAAGTGTGCCGGTTTGCCCACTATTATCCCATGTGCCCGCGTTACCTCGAATATAGTTATAATATATGTTTTCTTTATCTAAAAACGTCGTAACTTGGCCGTCTTGTTGGTCGGTTTGAATTAATGGCGCTGTCCATCCGCTATCTCCTTCGTAAGAAATAGTTTTAAAGTTTTTAATCTTACTTGGGTTATCATTAAATATAAGTTGTACGCTTGATTTAGATGTAGACCCCTCATAAAATGTATTTCGATTTTGATTATCGTGTGACCAAAGCATACCTTCGTTTATCGTATAATAATCCGCATTTAGTGAAACACCCCACTCAGGTATATATGACTTACGTGTTGTCCAGCCATCAGATGATTCTTTAAAACAAACTGTGTCGTTATTTAAAGTTAAGTTATATGTATCTGAATATATGTCGTAACTACCTAATACAGTAGTGGCCGCTTTTAAATTATCATAAAAATAATCAGACATGCCTTTACCACTAATTTCTGTTAAGCCGTCCATAGATAGTCTTAATACAACGCCGCGTTTTTTATCTGAAAAATAAGCGCGATAACCATATGATGCAAAGCTTTCGGGGTTTTTAGATATACCAAACTCACCAGCAAATGGCACTGCCTGTCCGAGGACATTGTTATTTGAGGTAACATTTACATTGCCATCAGCATTAAATAATGCATCTTTATTTGCCAATATACGTAACACTTTATCTTCGCACATTGCCACTAAATTAGTGTCTCGTGTATGAAGTTTTTGTATACTGCCATATATTGGATTAAGATCTTTAGTTATTTTTTCGGCTTGTATAAATTGATTAAGATCGTTAAGTCCTGATGTTGAATTATAAATACCCGAGTATATAAGGCCAGTGGCTCTTCGCTCTTCCTCATATGGCTCTTCAAGTACTGTTGATACTTTAGTTCCTTTGTCAATAAACGGTGCATTAAAATCATCTCTTACGCGATTTGACTCAACACCATTACCAAATGTAAAGCAATTATGATAATCTAAAGCTTTAACTTGATTAAACTCAGCAATAGGATATGCTTTGCTGGCTTCATAATATAAATCTAAATCAATTTGTTCTTTTGGTTCAGTTTCAAAAATAGCGGGATTTGAGCTTGTAAAATCATCTGTTTTTTCTTCACCTAATATTAATAGCTGCGTAAAATTTATTCCTGTTGTTGCGTCAAAATTAGGGTTAACGGTTACTTCTAAGCGTTTATCAAATTTAACATATAAGCGCACATAGTCACGATTAGTTACATCAAATTGCTGGGCTTTTTCAATAGTGTATATTACAGCTTGTTGTGTTGCATCACCTTTTCTAAATCTAATTTTTGTGCCAATTTGTCCTAATCTGCCCCAGGCACTAAAATCTATTTCATTTGAGCGTTCATATCTTTCAAAAACAATATCCCATTGCTCATCACCAGTACCATCTGCCCATGGCGGCGCAATATCGCCGGATATAGGGTCGAGGCCTCCATCTCTATTTTTATGGTTGTAATACCTCGCTGGCGCATGTCCCCCACCCCATATTTGTACATATAAATTACCAGAAGGATTATAGCCGCTTGAACTAGTTGTGTTTGTTACAATACCATCTGAATTAATAGTTGCTACGCCCCAAGATCGAAATCTCATGCTATTTTCAACCGTAGTCCCAAGGGTTCTAAATATATTTTCTGTTAATGTATTATTTTGCTCAACACTTACAAAAAATTTACCTTGAAATTGGCCCTTATCTTCAACATCAACTTCACCATATATTTGTAGCTGCACATTCGGTGAACTAACAACAGCGTCGCTTTCGTTATATAAAAATTCAACATCGTTTAAAAAAGGCTCTGTTACAAATACTTTCGCCGCGTCATCAGCGCCGGTAAATATTGCGTTATTAATTTCGTAAAATCTTGAATTTTCTGTACCGTCTGTAAATCTTACATAATTACCAGGTACTAAAATAGCTTTAGTATCTTCTTCAACACCATTTGCGCCATTTTCTCGACCAATAAGAAAAAATGTACTGCCTGTAACCGGCGTTTTCCCAACAGCGCGTGTTGTCTGCTCTACATAATTACCATATCCAGTACCAAATGCAATTAATGCTTGTCCTAAAAAGTCTCTTTGAGAAACAAGCTCAGCTGGTGGTTCGTTTGAAATAGATAATACTCTATACTTGTTATCAGTAGTTAATATAGGTTTATCGGTGTCATGCCCCTTTTTAAGTATAATATAGGAATCTTCTGTTAGTTTATTTCTTTCAGATGACGGAAAAGATAACCATGCTGTTACCCCGTCTTTTGATTTGTATATTCTGTCAACAGCTAAATTATAATATTCGTTTGCAGGATCTTTAACAAAATACTTAAAATGAGTAAATCCAGTTGGGGCAGGTGAGGTGGCTTGTGCTCTTAATCTGTTTTTTTGTATGGAACGTGCTTTAGGTATATCTATAGCGGCGGTATCATTTGTAAATATTGGTGTTTCCCGGCCATATTCATCTTTAAATACAACACCAATCTGGTAATTTCTGTTTGATTTAATTGAAGTTAATGGATTATCTGGGTCTGTTGATCCTCCTGCTAAGCTTATGCTTAAGTTTACTTCTTCGTTTAATGTATAATTCTGTAAATAATTTCCATACACAATTCTATTACCAACTATTTCTTGTGATTTAGCTAGCCTTGGCACATTGTCCCATGGCCGTAATAATTGATTTGATTGTATAACTTTTGAAATAAGATTAGTGGTTACGGCAAAATAAAAGCTAGGGTCGTCTAATTTATCTACAGTAAAATCATCAACGGCATATACAGTGGCATTATTTGTTTCTTTATATAATACCTGTATCTTTTTTACATCAACCGGAGGCGTTTCAAACCCACTTAATGTTACTTTTTGTGTAACATTTGCCATGCCAATATTGTTACCCTTTTTAGCATTGTATTCATACTTTGTAGGTAAAAATGCTACTTCGGTAAAAGGAGAAAAACAAGAAAATTGATTATCATCATATTGCCATCTATAAGCAAATCTTGGAAATTTATTTTCAAATGGCGGTGTTTTTTGAGATAATTCACAGTCATATATAAATGTATCGCTATCTACAACAATTCCAGATATTCCAATAATAAACACATCAAACGAAGATGGGCTATTAACTGCGTCAACTAATAAATTAACATAATATTGAGTTGACTCATTATCTGCTTCAATTGGGGCTGCAGTAACAATTAAACTATCGCCAACTTGAAAAGCAGTATCTGAATTTGTCGTAATTGTAATTGGAGTATCGGTCTCGGGGTCTTGTATACCTACTGATGGACGGAGGCTGCCATTATTTAATTGTAATGGCTCGCTAAAATTATAAGCAAATGTTGTAATAACATTAGTTATGCCTTCAACCGTTTCAACGGTGCTATTAGCAAGTTCCATTGTTGGTGCTGATAAAGGCGACTTTTTAATTACCGTAATATCTGATTCTATAAAATTACGGCCCTTATATGTGCTATGGGTTGAAAAATTTGTTGAAGTAAAAGCAGTAGAACGAATATCTACTTTTTTGGGCTCTGAATTATCGTCAGTAAAATATAAATAATTGTCAATTATATTTACGCCTGTAATAAGCTTGCTTGAAGAAAAATTTAAAACATTTTGTGTATCAACTAAAACAGGAGCAACATAATCTCTTGCTTTATCATATTCAATTATACAATCAGCTTCAGATGACGTCACAAACCAATAAATTTTATCTGTAATATCATTTTTAAACGCCCCAATACATGTAGCGCTAAAAGGAAGCCCATAATAATTATGTGTGGCATCTTCATCTTCCCAAAGCTGTTTATTGCTTTTTTTACGCGCAACTTGATTGCCTAAGATATTTTCAATAGCCCCTACATCGCTGCCTTCAGATGAACCTACCTGTATATTTAAAGCATCTCTATATTCACCATTAGGCACTAATCGCTCATCAAGGTCTTTGTTCATTCGACCTTTAAGAAATAACCGTTTTAATTCTGGCATATCTTAGTGTTTTATTTGCTTAGACTTACCTCGCATTATTTGTGTAAGCTCTTCTAACTTAATATTAGATAAACGAAGTTTGGCTTGTCTTACTGAAGCAAATTTTTCTTTATTAAATCTATTTACAATGTATTCTGGAGTATTAGCTCTAGTTGAAAGGATCGCGTAAGCAATGCTTTTATACATTGCCTCTTCAACAAATTTATGCACTTTCATTTCTTTAACCGTAGCAACTCCGTCAGATATATACTTAATTGTTACAATACGCCCAACCATATCTGCGCTAAAGAATATTTTAGACTTTATTGGGTCAATAAAAAACAGCCCATTGCTTTGAGTATGTTGAGGATCAATACCAAAGCGCTGCCCAAACAACTGAGTAAAAGAAGTGTTTTCTTCTAAATCACTTAATTCATCTTCCTCTGTTGACCCAGCTGCTTTAAACTTTTTCCATGTCTCAGATTCATTGGCAGTAAGTAAATTACCATCATTATCAAATGTGTAGTCGTAATCACTATCTTGTAATAATGGCAATGGATTACTTGTTTTTGATGCCGGATAAATGACTCTTTCAATACCTGAATCGTCTACCCAGGTGAGCTTTACGTAATTTACGTAGTCATGTGGTAAAATCATTTGCAGGCTAGGCGGAACCTCAATTTCTTGTGATTTTTCAGAACGAGCAGTGTCATAGCTTAATTCTTGCATAGCGCGTTGTGCGTGAAAAGCTACGTCAGTTCTTTTTATTTTAGATATAATTTTATCCTCACCAACGTAAGCAATAATAAAATTATTAATAATATCATCTAGGAATATAAACTGATAATTACCATAATTATTTCCCTCGTAATATTGTTGTTGAGTTCCTGTAAATAGTGCCATTTATTATGCTTTTTCTTGTTGAATTCTTTCAAGCTCTTCTTGGTTAGCTATTTGGTATACGCCTGGATCTTTAAGTAACATTCCAGATAATTCCAATATTTTTTCTACGAGCTCTGGCTCCTCGGATTCGTGTAGTTCAAAATCAGTTGAGGTTGACGCGTTATACTGTGCAACGCCAAGCACCATCGTGTAGTTCCATTCTACATCGGTTGGTATTTTTATATAATTACATGTTACGAATGAAGTTAATTGATCCGGCCCATATACTTCTATGCCGTCTGCGTCTCTAATATATATTGGCCTATCAACTGTGGGCGCTGACAAAGGAGATCTTAATATATATAAATATTCGTTTTTATTAACTCTTTCTGCTTCTATTAGCCTTTGCGGCTCGTTGTCTCTATATGGATCTGTATATAATGTTTTTACTGTGCCTAAACGGTATAGGTCAGTGGGAAGTGTTGTACCACCTGTAACATTTCCTTCTTTTTCAAACACACTAATCTTTTCATTAAGTATATTAAGCATGTCTGAATATTCCGTATCATTTCCGTGCATACGGCCAAACTGGTTAATGTCATAAAAGTATTGCTCAAAAATATCTCTTTGAGCCTGGTTGGCAAATAAATTAAATTCTTGCGGCGTTAAATAACCTCTTTGCTCTTTGTTTAAGATTGCAAGTACTCTTTGATATACTGTATCTACGCTTATTGCCATAATGCTTTTTATTATTATAATAATGGGCCACCTTTTACAGTAGCCCATTACTATAAAGGTGACTATTTAAGTCTTTTTTGTAAATTTTGATAAACTTCTACGCCTTCATCTGTTTTAAACCACGCAGCTAATGCTGAATATGGATTTTCATCAAATGGAATTGTAAATAGTTTTCTTCCTGTTGATCCCCAAGTAAAATCACGTTGGTCTTGTGATAATACCATAAATCCTTGTTCAACAGCTTTTAAGCCAAAGTTTCTTAGCTGAACATTTTCATCTTGTGCAAGATTAATAAATGTAGCTGGTTGACGTTTGGCATAAATTAATGCATCACGTTTTAATTCTTTTGATGTCATCGAGTTTACTCTTGATCCAATCTCAACTCGCAATATTGCTTCTAATTCATCAATATCTAAATTATTAGCTAAGTTAAGAGCATTAATTTCAAGTTCAATTTTATCAAGGTCGTCTTCCGCATTTGCTACAGCATTAAATTCTGTATATAATTTATCCTTTAACGGATGATATAATGAAAGTAATTTTTGTAACGCTACTTTTGCGGCCGGCACTGTTAATGTCCCGTCTCTGAATACAACATGCTCTAATGTAGCTGGTCCTTGTTGTTCGTCTACAAATGGACTAGGCTGATTTGTTGCATAACGTAATTCTCTTTGGTAGCCTTTATCTGGGTCAAACCATAATAAAGATCGTTTTTGAGAATGCTTAGATGGGATTGTCATAATTAGCGGTTGTTTTCTGCTAACCAAATAATATGTTCTATCTTTAAATTCCCATTCTGGTTTTTTAGGCTCAACGGCCTTAGGGGCTGGAGCAGTAATAATTTCTTGCTCTACAGCTTCTGTTGTTTTTGGTGCAGGCTTTTTTGCACCTGTTTTTTTAGTTGCCATAATATAATAAAATTAAAAAGTTAAAATAAGGTATTGGCCCCCGAAGGGGCCGTACCTTAATAATTATTATGATGCAGTGTCCTTCAATAATACGAAGTTGTTAGCACCTTGAACACACAGACAACGCTCAGAAAGCATGTGTACGTTCATTTCGTCGATGTCAGAAGTATAATTTCCTCCAACTGATCCAGTGATCCAAGACTTCATACGACGATCATCGGCTTCAGAAGCACGATAACGAATGTGTAAGAAAGGACGTTGGATGTTTTTACCTAATGTTTGATCGTAAACAGTAGATACACCAGCAGGTACAAGAACACCGTCAATATCAGCAGTAAGACCGCGAGTAGCAGCGTCGTTCAAGTATTTCCAGTCAGTTTTGTAGAAATCATAAGATCCACGACGGAATCCAGAGAATCCTAAGTTAAGAGCCATATCCTCACTGTTGTTGAATACCCCATAAGAAGTACCACCAGTCCCATAAGAATTAGCACGTGCTAGCATATTGTCGATAGCCAATGAAGTGCCACGATCTAAGAAAAGCATGTTTTCTTCGATAGCACCTTGCTTATCAAGCTCAGCTAAGATTAAGTCAAACTCAGCAAGACCAGTAAGTCCAGTTGTGTTGTCAAAATCGTGATCGTTGAAAATCAATCCTCGTGACTCGATAGCAGCAAAAAGACCTTCAGTACCACGTACTGTTTGTGAATTTGCGTCTACAATGTCAGTAGAGGCTGTTACTTTTTCAGCTTCTACCATAGTCATTTCAAGATAATCTTCAAAACGAAGACGTGTTTCGTGCTCAGACTTTAGATACCATAGGTAACCAGAAGTTCCAATTTCGCTAGTTACTTCAACCCAGCCGATTTGAGCAGTGTCAGAACCGTTGATTGAATATTTATCTTTTAAGATAATTGGCGAGTTAGAGAATTTTTGGAAACCAGCATCAATTGATCCTTGCATACCAGCTGAACCTTTTCCAAATTCAGATCCATAAACAAATACTTTAAGATCTGGATTTGTTCCAACAGCAACAAAAGAAGACGGCCAAGTATCTGAATCTAATGGATAAGCCTCAATGCTATCAGTAGCTACAGTCTTAACAAAAGCACGAACAGTAACAAACCCATTAGCAACAATGATAGTTTGATTAGCGCGAATTGCGTGTCCAGTAATATTTACCGTATTATCGGTATTAGTATTTACTGTGGCAATTTTAGCGTCGTCATAAGCTACATGTAAACGTCCTTGTTCAGTCCATACAACTTCGTCAGAAGCCATTGGCATTTCAGCTCCTACCATACGCAAGAAAGAAGAGATAGAACGATTTCCGTAACGCTCTACTTCTTTTTCATATACTTCTGGTAAGAATTGCTTAGTAAAATTAAAATCGTTGTCTGCTATAGCTAAATAGTTTTTATCAAACAACGTTTTAGTTGGTGAGGGTGTTAACCCGGCGGGGAATGCTCCCCCAGTTGCAAAACTCATAGTTTTTAAATTTTAATTTGTTATTTTCTAATTTTCACTTTTAAGCGAGAAGAGTCATCACCACTAATTGTTCGCACTTTAAATCCTTTAACATCCTTGACGGGCTCATGAGATTTGCGTGGATCCATATTTACATTTTTGGACCGTGCAATACTATCTTTAAGCGCATCAGCTTTGCCTTGTTCATAAAAGTGATTTGCAATAGCGTCCGCATTCATTGCAGTAAATAATGATTTGTGGTAACCTTTAGCATCTTTCATATTATTTTTTTCATCCAAAAACTTTTTGACGAAATTATTAATATCAGACTGCGTATTCTTTACCTCAGAAGCATCCTTAACATTAAAACGGTATCTTTTATCTCCAACATTATATTCAAAACCTTTGAATTCATTTGTAAATACTTCATCCGTTCTTTTTAAGAACGTCTTTTTTTGTTGCTCAGCAACGCGAGTGACCTCCTCGTTTTCTTTATTATAGCGGTTGAAAAACTCAACTGCCTTTTGCTGGTCAGGCGTTAACTTAGATCCAGCTTTAATTTCTTCGTAATATTTAGACTTTTGATTTTCTAAATGGTTCTTAGCCTGTGCAAGCTCTTCTTTAAACGCTAATTTCTTACGCTTAATGTCGCGCTCTTCATCGATCTCTTCGTCATAATCAAACTTGTCTTCTATAAGAAAACTAATCTCATCGTCTGTAAGATGGGGCTTAGACTGCTTGTAGTATTCAACAAGTAACTGATTTTCAGCTAACTGCGAATAGTCTTGATTTAATCGTACGTAGTCTTCTAAACTGCCTCCAGTATCATTTATAAAATCAACAACTTTTTGAATGTTTTCCGGTAGCTCAATGCCGCTTTCCTGTTGATCAGCAATTGCTTCTTTAACTTCATCGGCCAAATCAGCGGTTTGCTCTTGTACCTCTTCTTCGGTTATTTCTTCAAGAACGGGCTGGTCTTCATTTTGTACGGGCTGCTCTTCTTCGTTGGGCTCCCGTACTTCTTCAACCACTGCTTCGCTACTTTCCTTGTCTTCGGGTTCTCCGACAGTATCATCGCTTGCATTTGTTTCTTGCTCTGGAACGGCATCTTCTTGTTCTTGATTAAAATTTCTTAAGTCAACTCTAATAACACCATCATCTGGCTTTTCTTCAACAGCCGGTGTTGTTTTTTCTACTTGCTGAGGTGTTTCTTCAACAGCCTCAACAACTTTATTTTCTTCTTCGTTCATGATAAAATATTATATAATTATACACTTATTTATATTACCTAGGTTCGAAGGAACCTAAGTCAAAGCCACCTAAGACATCATTGCCCGCTGACTCAAAATTTTTCGGACCTGTGTTATTTTGACGTTGGTCAATAAGATCACTTTGGCGGGTAGCTTGCTTGTCTACTCGCTTGTCTTTACGGTCTTCCTTAAAGCCTTCTTTACTTTTGTAAACTTCAGCTTCCATATTTTTAAGTTGCATGTTCATTTGGAATTCAAGCTGCATTAGCTGCTTTTTAACCTCGGCTTCTTGCATTAATTTTTGTTGTTCAAGCTGAGCTTTAGTTTGTTCCATTTGCATATTCATTTGTATTAATGCTTGCTGCTTTTGCACCTCAGCCTGGGCTGCGACTTGCTGCGCTTGAGCATTAGCTTGGGCTTGTGCCTGAATATTTGCCTGCTGCATTTGCTGGTCTTTTTGTAGTTTCTTTTGTCTACGTATTTTAAGTAATTGATTAGCCAGCTTGATATTTTTAATTTCTCGCAAATCAATAGCGTCACCTAATTCAATAAGACCGGCCGACAGAGCCATCTGAATATTATTTTCAAGTAATTGTTTTTCTTCATCATCAGGAGCTAATTCAATAAATATGCCAAAATCATACAAATGAAGGTTAACCATTTCATCGAGCGTGGCCACATTGTGTACCCCAATACTATGAATAAACGCTTCGCGGGTCGGCGAATATTCAAGTATATCAGATATACGTAAACTTAAGCACTCCGCGGTTTCTGCAGTTAAGAACAATCCCGCTTGCAATATATGGCGGGTTGCTGTGTTTGAATTTGCAGCCGCTAATTTTTGTACCCCAACCAATGCATTCTTATCCGGCATGCTGCCATCTCTTGCTTCGTTTAACCCTGTTACATCCCGGATCATTTGTAAGTAATAATTATAAGCCCCGATAAGAGACTGAATTTTATTATTACCGCTGCCGCTTGCAAGCTCTTGGATTGGCATTTTGCCAGGGTTCATATCGCCTGTTGAGGTGAATGAACGGCCGATAACAGAACCAGTTTGAAAAAACATGTTTAATGCCTCTTGCGGATTATAATTTGTGCCGTTGCCTAAATCAATTTCCGCTAAACCATCAGCATCAAGATAAACCCCGTCGGGTACCATACGGGATAGTACTTGTTGTAGTTTCAAATGTGTTAGCTGAATCATATCAGCAAACCCTTCAATACGGCTAACTAGTGATTCAATACGGCCCTTGTACATACGCGGAGCGACAATACTATAGTTCATTTTAACTTTAGTATAATCACTTTTAGGGCGCATCATATTTTCAGCAAGCTTCCATTCTAATAATGTGTTAGTGCCTAAAACTAGCGCCCCTTCGTATAACACCTCTAATGACCGTGATACTTTTTCAAAATTGCCGTCTAATACGTCTGTGGGCGGATCAAACTGATCGTCTTTAATTAATATTTTTGATCCACCAGTAGCGGTTTCTTTTATTTTATATACTTCATTCATGTATGTTTTATAATTGAAGTATAATATTTGAACAGAGTTTGAGTCAATATTATTTGTCTCATCCATTGTTCTATGATAAAAATCTGTATTTTGAATACCTTGTTTTGTAATGTTCTCTAATTGCTCATTATCTAAATCAGCGAATTGCTTTTTTAATTCATTAATTGGTATAGTTTTAATTTCACCAACATAATAAATATCGTCAAAATACGGAGAATCTGTATATGAATAAATAATGTCAGCAGGATCTACGTACTCAACAGTAACACCTTGCGAAGTAGAAAAATTATTTTTAACGCACGCCATACCAATTGTAACTAAATCGTACATTAATCGCCGACGCGTTAAATCATAATGGTTGCCTTCTAGAATTGTGTTAATAGCTTGTTCTTGAGCAATTTCCGCGGCTTGCTTATAGCTTAGCTGCATGTGCAATTCTAATTCTTCCTTTGAGTCTGGCAACTCCTCTGGAGGATTTTCAAAAAGACTAATGCCCAATGTATCTTGAACGTAATTATTAATGTCTATAGTTGCCATATCCCTAAGTACTGATTCCATATATTCAGTACGTTTGCTCATACCATATGGATCTTGCGAAAATGCTTTTATGTCAAATACGCGGTCTGACATCCCATTAACAACAATATCAACAAACTTAGGTATAATAGGAACAGGCTTCCAGTCTAAATTAAGATATGATAAATCACCATTGATAGATAATTCATCTTTATACTTTTGTATTGATTGTTCACCACGAGCATATAGCCTTCTTCTGTGAAAAGTATTTTGGTTATTATAGTACCGGTTTGTGCCAGAGTCTCTTTTAAACCATTCATGCTCTATAGCTTTGGCCACCTTGAGTCCATACTCTGGTGTAATTTTCTCTAAGTCGCTAGCAATTTGACTAGGAAAATAACTTTTTACAACTGGTTCAGCCATAATTCTCTATTATTTGTGATCTTGCGCCCTTATTATCATAACGGCCTAAATTTATATTTAATGTCTGAGTTTGTCTTTCGCCGACTGGTCTATATAAATGTCTGTTGCATGCCATAATAGCAAGCCCAGAACTTATTGCGGCATCAAATTTTGTTCTATTATTAATATCAAAACGTGCCCAGTCGTTTAAAGTTTGATTAAAATACATACTACCATAAGTATTGTTATCTTTTAATCCAACATGCTTTTCAATATATGATTCAATTGCAGCGGCGTGCGCCTGCTTAATATCTTCACTCGAGTTTGGTATGCCTCCAATTTCTTTTTCAGCTGTTGATAGCTTATTCCAAATTTTATCCGGCCTATTTATTGAATAACCGCGATAGCCTCTGCGCTTTAAATAATATAACAATCTTGGTTTATTATTTTCAGCAAGCAATGGCATTCCATAAAACACCAGCGCCATAAGTACATCTTCAAAAAATATCTCAGCGGTTTGCGGTCGTGCAATATATTCTAAAAAGAATGTATTAGCTGGGGCATTTTCCATACTAAATGTTGTAAGACCGTGTAATGCGCCTTTAGAACCATTACCGCCAACTGTACCTGATATATCATATGAGTCACAACCAAAAGCACCTACGTGGTCATTGCCTGGAAACTTTGTGCCATTTTTAATTACTTGTCTATTTTGCAAAGCTATATCTGGCACCCAACTTATATTAAATCTTCCTTGTGGGTTTGGCGTAAATATAACTTTACTATCCTTTATTCCGTTTTCCCATTGAAAACTTCCTTTAGTAATCGGAGCATTGTGTATACTATCACCGTTATAATCTATTTGTTGATGTATCTTAACTAAATTAAAGATACTATTTTTTGCTTCGTCTCTAAACGCATGCTCTTCTGTACGTGGAAACTGGCGATAAAATTCATTTAAAGCATCAGGATCTCCCTTTAAACCATTTACTTCGTTTTGCCAATAATCAACTACGCCAACTTCAATTAAACTTCCATCCGGCGCTTCAACTGGTTCTTCTGGCGTGTCAAATACAGGTACTCCATAAGTATCAATGAATCCTTCGTAGTTCCATTCCATAGGTATGAACAAAGAATATAATCCCGAGCGAGTCTGTCCGTTGGCGTTTCGTTTAGTAACGTCTGAATCATTGTACAGCTTTTTAAAATTATCACCTCCTTTGTCAAGCGCATTACTGGTTGAACCCATCATACACTTACCTATAATTCTTGACCCTAAACGCAAAGTGGTTTTTGTTACACGCCAGTTGTTTAATATGTTATCAGGTCTTTCCCACTTGCCACTTTCATCGTGAACCAATAGCTTTAGCTTTTCACCATCATAACTATTATCACCCGTATTCTTCCAATCTATAGTAGTATCAAGGCCTTCTAGCTGCTGACGCTGATCTTTTGCTTGGATGGATTTGCGGGTTAGTTTGGATGCTGGGACGCGATATGCTAATTCCGTTTTTGGACGGTCCATACCGTCTTGTATTGGCTTAAAGAAAAATGGGTAGTTAACCGAGATCGGTACAACCTTATCTGTAAACATCTTTTTTGCATCGGCACCAGACTTTGATAATATACCAAATCGGCTATCACTTGATATAGTTGCCATATTTACAACTTCGCCAGATGCCATGAATGAAAAACCAGAACGACGGTTTTTAAGGTAACACATACCGTAACACCTAATATCCGCTTTACAAGCTTCCCAAAATATATAAAATAATCTATTTGCTTCGCGATAATCTGGTTTACCCACATCAATCTTACTCCACTGCAAATACATATAATGCGTTCCAGTTATATAAGTTGGCACATTATTGCTGTAAAACCAATAGCCTTCTTCGCGCCGAGTAAACTCTTCGTCAATATAAGCACCCCAGTTCTCTTTAAACTCATCCGGGTATTCCTTCCAGTCGAATATAGTCTTAATATTTTTAAGCTCCTTAGGATAGTCCTGTGGCGTCCATTTGTTTGTGCCTTTGGTTAAACTCTTAGGCGCTGGCGGCAATGCTATACATAACCCTTGTATTTCATATATATCACCAATCTGGCCTGTCTTGCTTATAACAACAATGTCGTGCTCTTTATTGTAGCCGTAATTCCACTTCTTTGATTTATTTAATCGATGCTTCGTGGTATGTTTTACAGGTTCTACAATCTTATATAACGTTTGCTCGTACATTATTTAGATCTTCTTTCCGCAAACCCTGAAAAAGCTTTCTGCTTTTCCTCTTCTTTTGGTTTGTTTTCTAACACGCGTTCTTCTTCTTGTATACGATTAAGTATTTCAAACGCATCAAATATGGCCAGCTTCTTTGTTGCCGCGGCATTTTTAAGACGGTCTGCAGATACATCATCTTCTGTATTAGTAATGATTTTTTCTTCAGCTACTTTAATAAGCTCGTCAACTGCTTTGTGTCCAGCTCGGATTATACTCTTCTTCGTCTCCTTGATATTCATATTTAATTGTAATGTATTTTTTTTGCACACGGTATAATCTTTCTCCGTCAATAATAAATTCATATTCAGAGCGCGGGCTAAACCCAACTAATGTGCCTGCTGGGATTTCAGAATCGCCATATTTAATAATGCCTTTAAGGGGCATTTCTTTGTCTGCAGAAAACATGTCTTTATTTTTAAGTGGCTTTACAAAATAAAAACCGGAAATTGGCTTCCACTGATTGTCCTTGCTTTTGTAAGCAAATATTTGATCAGTTTCCACAAAAAACATGTTTTCTCTAAAATAGCTTTTGCTATTTTTTTCGTTACCCCTTATATCATAGAACCTCCTAAATACATTATGATGGACTATAACTTCATCTCCGGCAATAATAGGAGTAACGCCTACCAACGGTGTATTTAATACAACACCGTGTCTGCTAACATATTGATGATTCTGAAGCTCTGTGTTTAATATTAACTCCTTTCCTTCAATATTTTTTTTAGCAGAAGATCGTTCGGTTTTTGGTTTAACAATAAATGAGTATGGACTCTTCATTAATAATCTAAGTTATATTCAACTGAGATTCCCATATTTTTATTAAAGTCTTTCCAAAGAATAACCTCTTTATTTTTTTCAATGTATATGGAATACTTTTCTTCTTCCTCAATTATATTACAAATGACATGCCCCCCGTAAACCTCTTGACCCACAGAGTAATGCATGGCATCCGTCTTATAATCTTTACCTATACTAATCTTCCGAATTAGATTCATCAGTCTCTTCTTCAATAGGCTTCATACTTCCGTCTTCAATACTAATTGAAACTTTTCCGTATTCGTCCTCAAGTTCTTTTTGAAACGTTCCGAAATCTTCTTGTGCTGTAGCAACCTGGTGAAGCAGTTGGTGCTTACGCACTTCCATACCCCCTAGCTCAGTTTGAGCTTGGTTAATTACATTTACAAAACTTTGCAATTTAGTTAATTGCTCTTCTGTTATTTTTTTTTCTGTACTCATTTGATTTGATTTAATTATATTTAATTAATCACTTGTTTTTTAAGAATATTACTAATTATTCTTAAGCACCAATGGTTTTTGTAACACTTGTTGGCGTAATTTGCTCATCAATTTGGCTATTAATACCGTTTTCAATCTCTGTAACAGCATCAGTACCCATTTCAGCCTTAACCCAGCCTTCTACAGTTGCGTTATCTAAATCAGCAAACTCTACGAAGTCTGTGATGTCATCTGTGCTTAAAGTCTGAGTTCCGATACTTGTAGCAGTGTAAGCATTTCCATCTGCATCTGTTTGATCAGATGTTCCAGTTACTCGCCAGTGTACGTTGTATACCACATCTGTGTTATCTCCAGCAGTTGGGTATGTGTCTACTGTTAAACAGCTCCATTCGAAAGTTGTCATTTGTTTTTGTTTTAAAAGTTATTTGTAAAGATAATTATTTTTTATTTATGTTGCTCCATTTACATTAGCAATACTTGCTGTTGCCACGCCAATTACATTTGCAATACTTGAAGGCCCTACTCCGTTTACTGTATTGCCGTACCCAGTTGCAGCAGGTGTATATGTAATGTCTAAGTATACAGGCGATGATGAATTTTCAAATGTTATACCGCTTTGCTTTGTCACATCAGATGTTGGCTCACTATCTTCCGAGTCATTATAACGTTCAACTAATACTACATTTAAATAGCTATTTGTGTTGGCGTGAGATACGGCCGTTGAGGTCATGGTCATTGTATTAAGGCCAGTTCCCCAAGATGTTCCCCCATTATATAACGTAGGAGAATCAGGGCTCCAATTATCAAAATCCGCTGCGACTAAATCTGATCCTCCGGATCCACCAAAAGCAGTGCTCTGTACCGCTACAACTACCGCTGAGGTATTGGTTGCCCCTGTCATTTTTAAAGACATTTGAGTAATAGTACCGTTTACCCCTGATAAGTCAAAGAATAAAAATGTTCTTCCAACATAATAAAGTCCTCCGCCTTTACCTGAAGAAAATATTACATACACTGCATCTACAACTGATGTTGATGTGGTGTAGTTATTTATTGAATCAGCAGACGTAGCATCTCTTGCGGCGGTCCAAGAAGATTGCGCATTTTTAGCAGCTGTAGCTTGTTTTGATGCGGTTACTGTTGTCGTTGCCATAACTTAAGATACCTGTACCCAGCTCTTATCTGGATCGAAAAATATTTCATCATTAGTAGGGTTAAGCATATAGCCCACGATTCTTACAATGTTATTAGTGGAACTAGGAACCGTGCTAGTCGTATCTCCCGCACTAGTTGGAGAAAGATATAGCGGGCTTCCAAGACCTCCAGATGCAAACGCCGCATTTCTAGCAAATCCTTTTATAAGTACGCCATCGCTAGCGCTTGTGCCCATTGCGATCCCAAGCATTCCTTTTGAATAAGTTACATTTCCTTGTGCTTTCATCCAACCTGAGTTAAGACCAGCTGTAGTATACACAATTACATCACCCTCTAAAATAGTCCCGTTCTTGGTATCAAAAGTACCAAAAGTTACAATTTCACCATTATATTCTCCCGTTGCTGTTGGATAAGTATATGATAATGTGTCGGTGATGTTTACATTGTCACTTGTTACAGTAAGCTGTTTTACGCCACCTGCATTTACATCAAATGTATCATTTGCCGAATATCCAATAAATGTATCTGTATCACCATTATGATGAATATAAGTATTTATACCTATAGCCCCAGCTACATCAAGCTTATAGTCAGGACTAGTTGTCCCGATCCCAACGTTGCCTGAAGTGTTTATGCGCATCTTTTCACTTCCATTGTTTGAAAAGCGAAGATGGCTTGAAGCAAAGTCTAACGTGATTGGATAACCTGAATCAATCAAAAATCCATCAGTACCTCTATTATCATAAGTAATACCAGCTGATGCATATACGGTAGAGTCTGTATTAAAAGTCCATTGAATATCACCCTTGGTTCCAGTTACACCAGCTTTTATTTTAAGGTTAGCATTTGAAGAGTCTAGAATAACATTCCCGGCTACTTCAAGTTTTTGATCAGGGCTAGTCGTTCCAATCCCAACGTTGCCTGAGGAATTAATAACAACTTTAGGCGCAGATAAATTGTCATTAGCATTGTCAAATGCAAAATATGTTTGTGATGCTGGAATACCAACCCTCCAAGCGGCAGAGCCAGCACTTTCAAATTTTTGGTTTACTAGGCCGGACGAAGCGGTTGTAATATGCATCCTTGCATCAATGCTTGTTTCTCCAATCCCGACGTTGCCAGAACCGTCAATCCGCATTCTTTCAGAATTTCCAGTCCTAAATTTCATAAAACCATTACTGAGAGTAGCATCATGATTATATTCTATAGCCCCCGCAGTATTGCTGGACGGCGAAGCAAAGTAAATTCTTCCTTGGCCAGTATTACTAGAAATTATATTAATTCCAACAGTGGAGGTTGTGCCTTCTATATTTAGTCCTGTTCCTAAATCATAAGGTGTAACTCCAGCGTCCCCATTTTTAATATGAAGTAATTCTTCAGGACTGGTCGTACCAATACCGACAAAAGTTCCATTGTCATATATAATACTATTCCCAATAGTATCGGCATCACTCCATTTTGTTACATAGTTAGCAGTACCGCTTCCATCTACTGGCCCTGATCCAATAGGGATTTCAATTACATTACCAGATGAATCAACACCTAAGCGCTGGGTGGCTGTACCTGTAAATGTTCCTGAGCCGTATTGATTAAACTGTATTGCCCCATTGTTACTTATATTTAACAGCCTTGTTGCAGAATCCACATCACCATTTCCAGTGGTAAATAAATGAGCTGACGTTGATGCTGATGAATTATTATTTGTATCTGCTAAATAAACAATTGTACCAATAGAGGCTAACGCCACCATATTTGACGCTAACGTTTGGTCATAATCAAAATCTAACCAAGAATTATTTGGATATGTATATCCATTAATAATGTCAGTTTGAATATTGCCATTAACCGATAACTTGTAACTAGGACTAGTCGTCCCGATTCCGACGTTGCGGGACGAATCAATACGCAAGGCCTCAGCATTATTAACGTTAATAGACATTTCATTAACATTGTGATAATATCTAAAACCGCCTACATAATTATCAGATTCATCACCAAAAAATATATTTCCAGAAGTTGAACTTGGACTTAATATAGACATACCAGCACTTGATGACGAACTAGTTTCTATTATCAAACCATCAGCAATGGTGTTAGGAGCTGCTTGACCACTAGCGCCGTTCTGTATATGCAAGCTGCCACTAGGACTAGTCGTCCCGATCCCGACGTTGCCATCCATACTAATACGCATTCTTTCTGACCAATCGGTTAATGCGTCTGCTGTATTATTAGTATAAAAGGCTAATGCGCTCCTAAAATAATTACCCTCGGCTATTTGCATAATCCCAGCACTACGCTTGGTATATCCACTATAATATGGCGCCCAAACTAAACCAGTACCTATTCCAGTCCCTCCGCCACCACTTGGGCCGTTTTTAGTATTTAAGTAAATAACATTTGCCGCAGTCGAGGTTCCTAATTCTCTTGTGTCTAAATTTCCGCCATACAAATGCAATTGTTCCTGTGGACTAGTCGTCCCGATACCTACGTTGCCGGTAGACTTCATTACCATTTTAGTCACAGCTCCATAGCCAAAAGCTAAATCTGTTGCTCCGTATGCTGAAATATTAAAATAATCACCCCCAATAAAATCACCATCCGCCCCATCTAAAAACAGTGACGCTCCATTTGAGTATTCTTGGAACCTCATAGCGGAACTCCCGTCTTTAACATCCAACTTAGCGCCAGGACTAGGCGTTCCAATCCCAACGTTGCCATTACTTAGAATCCTCATCTTTTCGGTTTCGATTCCACCAGTTCCAGTTAAGAATCTAATACCGCCATACTCAGAACCTAAAGTAAAATTATCACCAGAATCAACGTGCTGAACATAACTTCTTCTTGTGCCGTTTTGATAAAAAGTAAGATAAGGATTTGCCGTTGCATTGGTATCATTAAGTCTGATTATCTCTCCAGTTCCATTGACTTGCAAAGACGTGCCGGGACTGGTCGTATTAATACCCATACGGCTATTACCTTCATCTAAGTGTACAACACCAGACGCCGCGGTGTTGGCTGTTGTCCCAACCCATATCTTACCAGTTGGCAAGTTAGGTACGTCGTTAGATCTTAATATAGCTGAAACAACAATGTTACCATCTGCCGATGTACTAACTCTACCGACTTGACCTACGTTCTGTATTAAATTAGCAGACCCTGTTGGTTTTGTTAAAGTAAGCCCTCCGCCTGATTTTACATATAAAGTATCGTTCTCTGTGGGTGTTGCACCGTCTATCGGCGAAGTTATTAGGTTTCTAAGTTTACCAGTTACGGTTGCAGTGCCTTCCCCGTTGTTAGCCAAGTCTTGAGTAAGTAAACCAACGCAAGGCATTTTAGCTGCGTTGCCAGCATCCGCTAAAGCAACTTCTAGTCTATCACTAGCGCCAACAGTTCCTACTATGTACACTGGATCGCCTTTAGATAAAGCCGACCCGTGCACGTTTTTAACAAGTATTTCAGTTCTTTCCGCTGAACCAGAATTAATTGTGTCTTGATTTACAAAACTAAGTTGTCCTGCACCATCTGTTGTTATTATCTGATCTGCGGTACCGTCTGCTGCGGGCAGAGTGTACTCATCGTTTATTCTTATATTATTAAGAAATCGATTTGCCATAAATTAAATTATTATGAATAACTTACTGTCTTATCTGTAAGTCCGTTTTTAGCGTCAATTACAACTACTCTAATATCGTTAGTCGGAGTTGATGCAAATATAATTGATATTGCATTATTACTTGTATGGTCAATATCTGCAAAAACAACTTCTCCAGTTGTTACATCGTACATTTGTACAATTAAGTTTTTAGAAGCTAAGCTATGCGTAAATGAAGCAGTAGTATTGCTGCCCATTGCGCTAACGTCAATAAGTGCCGCGGCTGTTGCTAACTGAGTGTTTGTATCTGTACTCTGAGCAACCCAAGAAAAAGTTCCATCGCCGTCAGAGGCTAAAACTTGTCCTGAAGTACCATTGCCAGAAACATTAAGTTCTGATGCCCCAACAACATTTGCATCTATGTTAGCGTTTAACTCAACATTGCCAGAACCATTAAAAGATACTGCACTTGCTGTTATATCGCCTGTTATAGAAAAGTTTCTTGAATTAGCCAAGGTAGTTGCTGTAGTAGCATTACCCTCAAGTGCAGCAACAAGAGTACCAGATGTTACTGTAATTGATCCGGTAGAAGCAGCTGTTGCTGTAGTTGTCCCTAAAGTAAATTTATCAGCGCTCTCATCCCAAATAAATGCTGCGTTATCACCAGTGGTGCCACGCTCCATAATAATACCAATGTCATTAGTATTACCCCCAGTGAGCTCGGCTTGCAATCCTATAAGCGCATCTTCAACGTTTAGATTTGTAGTACTAATTGTTGTAGTGTCCCCGTTTACAGTAAGATCTCCTTGTACAGTTAAATCATTGCCGATAGTTACGTCATCTGGTAAACCAATTTTTACTGTCCCTGCATCACCTGTAGCAGGCGTAGTTATTTCAATTTCATTAGTTGTTCCCTCAAACGTTACGGTATCATCGTCACCCGCAGAAGCATCTAATGTTAAAACAGTAGCGTTGCCAGAAACAGCGGCTAAACTAAAGTCGTATGTGGTGTTTGTGTCATTAGTAAATGTTAGGTTTGATTGCATATAAGCCTCTAATACACTAATGTCCATTCTTTTTATAGTTCCGGCATCACTAACTAAAAGCTCATCAGTGCTAACTAGTCCAGTTGTTAAAGCTGTTTGCCCTGAAATAACATTATTATTAAGCATGCCAGATTCAACAGCAGCAGAAGCAATAGTAGTTGTGATCGCCGTTGTTCCGGAGCCTGTAACATCACCCGACAATGTTATCGTTTCATTGCCTGTAATATAGCCAAGCCCAATAACAAAATCGTAAATTTGATCACCAGTAGCAAGATTAGCAGAGCCATTAGTTACGGCAGCTGTATTAGCGGCAACAGTAGGATCAGCGGCTGTCCCCCCAATTGTTATTGTATTAGTGTCTCCGGATGTTACTGAAGTTACTGTACCAGAATTCCCAACAAGTGATACCCAACCTCCTCCATCTGGATGACTAGCGCCAGCATAATATTTAATAGTATCTGAACCTGTATCATAAATAATTTTACCTTCTACATTTGACGCAGAGGCTTCTGTTGTTAAATGCAAAAGCGCATTTCGTAATTCCGATACGCTCCTAAGGTCTAAGTGATTTAAAAAAGGAATTGCCATGTTTTGTTAGTTTAAATATGCTTTGCCGCTTTCCGCAGCAATGAGTGTTATTGTTAATGAGTTATCGTCTATATATTGTACATCAGCAACGCCTTGTTGTCCTGTTGATAGCACCACACTAACAGATGGGCGCTTGCCTAAATTATGTGTTACATTCCAAGTAACGCTTGCGTTGTTTTGATTATGAGTGTAATGCTTGTCGTTTGTTTCGCCTGCATTATAAGGCCACGAAATAAGAGAATAATATTGTTCGTCTACTAAATTGCCATTTGAAGCAACTAAGGTTAGTGTTATATCATAAAAATCAGCTTCATCAATATCTCGTGTAATATCCGTTATTTTATAAACACCAAAATTATTTATATTGTCTGTTTGACAAAACAACACATACTCATCTTCTAAAACATTTAAAAAGTTAATTATTAATACTTCTCCTGAATTATATTTACTTAGTTTAAATGTTGTAATAGCAGAAAAGGCGGTATTATCACCACCTCCCCCATCAAATGAAACTGTGCCAGAAGCACGACCACCAGTTAAATCAGCTTGAAACTTATAATTAATTTGGCCAGCAATACCAACAGCATTTGCAGAGTTGATCCAATCTGCTACGCCTTCTGGAGTAAAGTTTTTAGTAACACTGCCATTTGAATCTGTACCTATCCACTTGTCTTGGGAAGTTACGTTTGTATCAATCGCATAGGTACTTATTCTAGCCATTATTTTTTATCTGATGAGGTTCCGTAATAGTACGCGAATATATTTGAAATTACTACCCCTTCTATCATACCCATCAAATGAACAAATAAGTCATTGTCAGTAACAGAAGGCACATATACAACAGCATAGATAGTAAATACAAAAGAAGCAAGCCCTACAAGCCCGGTGACAAACATCATCCAATCTTGACCGCCTGCTTTTTTAATCTCTACTTCTCTTTTGCGAGCGCTGTCTCTGTCGGCAACTTCTATTTCATAAAGCTCTTTTTTTAATGCAGCTTTTTCTTCGGCAGAAATAGACTCATCGCCATCAATAAGATTTTTAACAATCCCCAGCACTCCTTTATCTGGCAATACGTCACCGATAAGCCCCGGTACTTTATTAAGTAAGAATTTACCTACGGCCGTTTCTTTAAATGGTTTCTTTCCCATAGCTTAGCATTTCCATCTACGGCGTGCTGCGCAGATACGTTTATCTGGAGTTTTACTGCAATCAATATTATGCATTTTCATTTGCCCTCTTGAGCGAGCACAGTATGAAGTTCTACGCTTACCACCACCTGGTTGAGGTGCTTTAAGATTACCGCCAGTTTCCTTATTATAAGCCTTACGCCCAGCCTCGGTCATACCAGCACCCTCCTTAGCAGTAAGGAAGTGCCGGCCTTTACCTTTGGTGGTCTTACGTAGTTTTTTAAATGCAGAATTTTTAGGTTCTTGAGTATAAGCCACAATAATTACTTTTTATATTTTTTCCCTATAGCTTTGCTCATAAATCCTTGCATTTTAAACGCTGATGATAATTTATTATTAGGGGACGGAGGGAAAAGGCTGTTTAATGCCTTATTTACTATTTGGCGAGATTGAGCGCCGTGGGCATCACCAATACTATCAGTTTTATGTTCTACTATTACGCTTTGAGCGGCTTGGCTTTCCCGGCTGCTGTAATTGCCTTTGCTTTGGTCATAAAGAGCTTTATCTCTATTGCCTAGTTGCCCTCGTTGGCTTAAAGACGGGTTATATGCCCCGCTTGCATCTCGGTTGGCTGAATGCTTTGGGTCAAAATTTTGCTTAACTTTTTTATCGCCAGTCCGGGGGTTTGTTACATTTAAAACATTATTTTTATAATCATAACTATGTTTGTTATTATAACGCTGACCCGTTTCCCAATTATCATATTTGCCCTCTTTTATAGCCTTTGCGCGTTGCTGACGGCGATTTTGATCCCCCGGATAGTAGCGTTGATTATTAAATTCAACATAATTGCGCTCATTCCCGTCACTGTCATAATCTGTTCCGGGTTGAGCACCTTTGGCCTTTGCTTTTTCAAAAGCAGCGTGTCTTTGCTGAATATTTTCATTTGCCTGATCAACCATCGGGCCTCCAATTTTACGGTTTTTTTTGCTTTCTTCTTCCGTTGAAGGACCAGCTACGTTTCCTTTTAGCTGTTTTGCTATTGTTTTTGGAGCCCCTAAATTATAAGGACCACATCCTTTTCGTGCCATAATATTTTTTTTTGTTAGTTTATAGTTATTCTTTTATAAGTTTCTATCATTTTAATAGACCCAGAAAGGTCTGCTTTTAATAAATTATCTTCAAAATAAAAAAGTATTTTTACATACCAATTAGTTGATGGAGTATAAAGCTCTATTACAAGTTTATTAAGTGAATTTTCTAAAATATTAGCCTGCTGTAATTTTCCATTAAACCCTGTAAAAAATTCTACAATAGGAGTTCCTTCTTCGGTATGTCTTATATTTAAAATATCTAAACAATCTTCACACCCCCACATACCTTCCGCATATTGGCTAAAATATTCTCTTTGAGCAAATGCGTTAAAACTAAATAAACAAGCTAAAGCAATAAATAAATTTTTCATAATATTATATTTTAATAGATTAAACTATATAAATATAGGCATTATAACAATAGTATTATGCTAACGGTAAATAAATTTATTCATTTATATCCCAAGTGCCTAATTCATCACCTATATATTTATGCTTTAGTTGTCTTGATTTTTGGCGTTGGCCTTTCATATAATCTCTGCGAGCTTTACCTTCCATGCCTTTCGCTTCTTGCCTAGACTGCGCCATATAGTTTCTTCTCATCTGGCCAGCTCTTTCATAAACACCTATGGCAGTTGTGGGCTTATCAATATTAGTTGTTGAATTTTCACCTTCATTATCATTGCCTGTTCCTGGCGCTGTAATTTGAATTCTAGCATTGCCGGCAGCATTGGTATTGGCGCCTTGAATTAGTTGTTGATTAGCAGAAAAATTTAGCGATGGGGCAAAAGTTTTATTCGGGTCAAACCCGCTCACTTGTTTACCAATAGCCCTTGGCGCCGATGACGGAAAACTAGCTCTTTGTTTGCCGGCAGCATCCACGGTTACTTCTGGCTGGCCTGGCATTCTATTGTAGTTGCATTTTGCGCGCTGTGTAATTGGTTTACTTCCCATAATTATGATAATTTATCTGCTTCTTTTTCCCATTCCAAAGCAGGTGATCCTTCTATTTCTTTATTTGCAGGTGAACCTTTTTCTGTTAAAACGCCTTGGTCTCTATGATATACCCGCATGCGGTCAGTTGGATTTTTTCGCCACATAACGGTATCATCCGTATATTGTAACCGACCTTGTTGCATTTGATCATGATGAACATTCTCGTGGGCAATAGCATCTTTTTTTTGGGGCATTGACGCGTTCTTGTTTACAAAGGTAGTGCCGTCGCGATTTGCCTCTGCAATAACATTAGGCCCTAAGTCTTTTTCAAACACAGGGTGGCTGTAACAAGACAATTCTTCGTTAATACCGAGTAGCTCTCCTTTACGCTTTAGCTTAAATGACATATTAATACTTTACGAAGCTTTAATAGCGTCTTGCAAAAATTGTGGCAATGTGTCTTGGTCACCTTTTAACGCTTTTTTTGCAGGGGTTTTTCCGCACTGACAATCGCACCCACACCCACAGCCTTTTTGACTGCGACCCATCATAACACGTTTAGTAATTGGAATATTCATCTGTTTTTGTCTTTAATCATATCGTCAATTGCCTTGTTAAAGACTTTATCAGTATATGTTTTGTTTTTATAAAATACGTTTGCCTCAGTTGTAGGAATATCTTCCTCACCGAGCAAAATTCTATAGATACGCTTAATCAATAGCTGAGTGCGCATCGATGTTTTAAATATACTGTATTTGATTGAAGTGCGATTGCGGTGTCTCCATACATCTATCCAACCTTCTCGTCGGAGTCGTTCCCATCGGTTTTTATCCCATGAGTGTATGTATTCACCGTCTTTAAATCCTTGTATTGTAAAGTGGCCTTGACAGTCTAGAAATATAAGTAGCTCAAGATCTGCATCTTTTAGCCCATTAGATTTACAGGCCCATTTTCGAACGAGCCTGTAATACTTAAATAAATTCATTTCTTTTATGTCTGAAGCAGTAAGTCTCATTCTACTATTACTATATCACCTGCTTTTATTACATAATAAAGTTTATCGCCAAATTGTATTCCGTGACCAGCGTGACGATCATAATAAATTATATCATTATCTTTAACACCTTCCACTAAGTTACCGGCAGATATTACTGTTGCCTTTAAGTACCTAATGTCACTATCTTGATTTTCGGTCAATTCAAGCCCGCCTACTTTCTTCGGCGCCTCTTTTATTTTGTCTATGATTAAATGGTAATTAATTGCTTTCATCGATGCGCATGTTATTAATTACACAATCAGCAGACAATATTGTTGTTGCAACGCTTACTGCATTCTTCAGCGCAGTTTTTGTTACCAAGACAGGGTCAATAATTCCCAAACGAACCATATTAGCCGTTTTACCAGTTACAACATCAACACCTACATTTTTAGCCAAATTAATATCATCTGGCGTAGGTAGCCCGGCATTTGATAGAATCGTATTAAATGGAGCGCGTATGGCGAGCTGTAAGATCGTTTCGCCGATTGACTGGGGTTTTAGCTTGTTTGATGCATAAAGTAGTGCAGAACCTCCTCCTGCCACAATGCCTTCTTTTAATGCCGCCTTAACTGCATATATGGCATCTTCAACACGGTCTTTCTTTTCTTTAAGCTCAATCTTAGAATAGCCAGCAACTTTTACAATTGCTACCGAACCATTCAGCATTGCTAATCTAGATTCGTGCTTTTTCTTTAAATAACCGTTGGTTTCGTTTTTAATTTTTTCTTCTACCTGTGCAATTCGCTCGCTGAGGTCTACTTCAAGCTCACTAATCTGTAGCACAGTGTTATTGCTGTCAGTCACTGCTTTTACGGCACGGCCCAAGCAATCAGGTGATATAAGGTCTAAATCATCACCTAGCTCCTCCGACATAACTTTCGCGCCCGTCAAAAATGCCAGGTCTTCGACCGTGTCACGACGGGTTGGGCCAAAGCCCGGTGTATCAATGATATTTACCTTAATATTACCCTTTACCTTATTTGCAATTAAAGTAGCCATTGGTTGTTGTTCTAGGCTTGCTACAATCAACAATGAAGCGTTTTGCTTAATTACATGCTCTAATACGTTTTGTATCTTACGTATATTAGGTATGGGTGAATCGACAATAAGTACATACGGCATATCGAGTACTGCAACGCCCTTATCTTTATCTGTGGCCAAATGTTGTGACTTTAAACCAGACTCGATCTGGGCGCCGTCGACAAACTCGACATATGTTTCTTCGGTCTCTGATTCTTCCATCAGCACAACGCCGTCTTTACCAACTCTTGCGTACGCCTCGCCTATTACTGCACCGAGTTCCGCGTCATTGTTACAGCTGATGGTGGCTACTGAATTAAGCATATCGTTATTAACCTCGATAGCATTCTTATCTAGTAGCTTCAATACTTTATCCTGTGCTTTGTATATACCTTGCTTTAATTCACGTACGGTATAATCTTGCACATAGTTGTTTGCTTCTATCAACAGCGAGTGAGCGAGGACGGTGGCCGTAGTGGTACCATCACCCGCTTCCTTCACTGTGTTTTTAGCGGCTTCCTTTATTAGTGTAGCCCCGATGTTTTCCACAGGATCGTAGAGTACTACGCTCTCTGCGACGGTAACGCCATCTTTCGTAATTACTGGTTTACCCATGGCGTCCTCATAAACAACACAGTGTCCTGAGGCGCCTAGGGTAGATTTAACTGCACTAGTAAGCTTGGTAACGCCGCTTATTACTTTTTCTCTGGCATTGCTGCCAAAATGCAGATCTTTTACAATCTGACTTGGGTTATTAAATTCCATTAAATTAAATTTTGGTGTGATTTTACTCTTTTTCGAATGTCTTGACTACTTTTGGGCCATTAATAAAAGAAATTTTCTTACTGTAATGTTCAATGCTCTTGTCAATTGCTCTTTCTGCCGCCTCAATCGTCTCGCGACGTGTTACATCGAGCCAATTATCGGTGTCGATGTCCTTGTATTCGGTCTGAAAGAACCCATTTGGTAGTTCAACAATTCGCCAGTTGCTTTTTTGGGCTAAATGCTTCCAAAAATTAGCGGTTTTCTCGGTTACATCGGAGTTATTACCCCACGATGCACTTCTGTAATAAAAAGTCATGGTTTTGGTTTTAAGTTTAACTTGGTTTTATATAATAATCACGCGCTTTGCGCGTTTTTTACGTAAATTATTTGGTATTATACTTCTTCGTTCCTCTTCCGTGGCCACCGCGATTAGTTTTTACACTCACAAACCGCTTTGAGTTGTGGTCATAATCTTTTCCACGTATATCTTGACCCTTCGCAATAGCCTCGCGGCGCTTTTTTTGATTCTCAGCACGCATGGTAGTACGTCTTTTAGTCTTCGCTTCTCTTAAATCACGAGCTTTTTTAGCGGCTCTAGCCGTTCTTGATAATTTTTGCGCCATATGCATATAATTACGCGACATTAGCCCCTTATTAAATACTTAATTAAGCACCTAACGTCACACTTTTTGTTAGATATATAGAGGTTTTGTGTTATATACGAAAAATAAGCCATACGGCGTCGTAACAAAGTCAAAACTTTTTCCCCAGTCCCCGTGTCCGTTTTACAATTTACGATTTGGATCCAGGTTTACGT